ACCCATCACGACCCGCATCACGACCCGGAAAGCGAAGGAGATCCCGAAATGGCCGTCGAGCTGAAGATCATCGCCATGACGATCGACGGCCACCCCTACACCTGCCCCGAATGCGAAACCGGCACCTTCACCCTCGACGGCCGCGGCCTCTCCGACCGATTCCCCGCCTGGGGCACCTGCTCCAGCTACCACAGCTGGGAAGACCCCCTCCTCACCGTCGGCGACGTCAAGCAGATCCACGCCGCCCGCACCGGCCGCCAGTCCGCCGAAGACGAGGACACGTTCGCCATCGAGGTCGGTGGCGCCGTCCTCGCCGGTGTCCTCCACCCCGAGCTCACCGCCGACGACATCCGCCAGGCCGTGAAGCGCGTCTACTGGCAGAAGCTCCTCAAGCCCGCCCTCCGCCGGCAGAAGCGCAAGGCCATCCGCGCCGTGAAGAGCCCCATCAAGGCCAGTGTCGCCACGGCCAAAGCCGCCGCCCTCGAAGCCGCCTGGACCGCGCAAGCCGGCGGCTACAAGGACGACCCCGACTACACGCCCGACCCCGTCGACCCGTGCCCCGCCTGCAACGGCAAGGGCCGCTTCAAGCTCGACACCCACCTGCACGACGCCGCGACTGTCCCCTGCACCGTGTGCTCCGGCACCGGCGAAATCGACTAGGAGAACCCGTGAACGAGCCCCGCACCCCGCTGAGCGAGGAGGAGACCCGGCAGGAATCCGCCCGCCTCATCGAGACCGCCTTCCGCGACGACACCCCCCTGCCGCGCTACGGCGACGCCCCGCCCGTGTCCCAGCCCGGCCGCGCCCCGATGAGCGCGAAGGCAGTCGACGACACCGCGCGCATGATCGGCGCCAGCGTCGTCATCGCCGTCACCGGCGGATCCACCACCGCCATCCTCTGGGCCTCCCAGCTGGCCGACCCCGTCGTCGTGGCCCTCGTATTCGGTGCCCCCACCACCCTCGCCCTCGCCATCGCTCGCCTCCTCCGGCGCGCCAAGCATGCCGTCCCCGCTCCAACCATCAACAACTACATGGGCACCGTGCACCAAGACCTGCGGCAGATCGACAGCCACACCCGCGGCCTGTGGGCCCGCACCAACAACCAGCAGTAGGAGACCCCGTGCCCGTACCCGCTTGGTGGCCGCAGGTGGTCGCCGCAACGTCCCGCCGTCGTGCAGCCGCCGGCATGCTCCTCGCCCACGCCACCCCCACCGTCGACGACGGCGTGCTCCGGCTGCAGTTCGCCCGGGCCGACATCGCCGACGCGTGGCGGGACAGCGGGGCGCAGGCGACGCTCGACGCCGCGCTGAAGCACTGCCGGCTCCAGATGGCGGTCGAGGTCGGCGTGGCCGATACCGCCCTTGCTTGACCACGGCGATCACTGTATGTCACAGTGCCCCCAGGGCAGGACACGTGTGCCCGCAAGCCTCTAAGGCCCCCAGCTACTGCCGGGGGCCTTTTGCATGCCCGGGGGAGGCCCATGACACCGCACGACCTGTACCCCGACGACCTCGTCTACGAGCACGAAGCCGTCGCCGCAACCGGTGTCCCCGGCACGGTCATCCGCCAGTGGGCGCGGCGCGGCAAGATCCAGCGGTTCCCCGGTAACGGGCAACTCACTGGGCAGGGCCACGAGTACAAGACCATGTACGCCCTCCCCGAGATCGAGGAGCGCGCCCGCAACTACCGGCCCATGCCGCAGCGCGCACCCAAGGCCGCCTAGACAGCCGCCGGGATGCAGGGCGCAACAGGAGGAGTGGGCAGTTGAGCAACTGGGATCAGGTCACCGTCAAGAGCCTGTCGGTTCACGTACCCGTCACAGCGCAGCAGTTGCTGGACGCTGGTCTGCCGCTGCCTCCCGGCATGGAGCCACCCCCTGTCCTGCCGCGACCCTCGCTGTACCGGCGCTGGCGGTGGGCATGGCTGGACGCTGTCCGTCACCTACGGGAGCGCGTCGGTTTCTGGATCGCCGGTTACGACCCTCACGACGGCGGCTGGTAGCGCGCCGTTTAGACACCCGCCGTCCGTTCACCCCGTCCGGGCGGCGGGGCTCATCCCGCTGGGAGGTGCGATGCCTCCTTGGCGCGCCGTGTCTGTTCTCGCCGCTACCGCATCCCTGCTGCTGTCCTCCGCCCCGCCGGCCGAGTCGGCGACGACGCCGGTCTACTCGGGCACGGGCTGGAAGATCGCAACGGGTGACGGCATCTACAGCCTCCACCCAGACCCTTACGAGATCGTGTGGGCCGACGCGACAGCCCGGTCGATGCTCAAGGGCTACATGGCGAAGCCAGCCGCCCAGGTTGCTGCGGTAACCGGGGTGCAGGTCACGGTCACCGACACCATCGACCTGACGCCCGCCGACGTGTGCCCGCCGCGGCATCGGATCGTCGTCCACTACGGCTACCGGCCCATGGGCATCAAGGGCATGTCGCAGGCCCGCCCCTGCTACGCGATCGCCGACGGCTCCGCGTGGGGCGGGCACGTGCTGATGGACTCCGAGTACTGGACGACCACGGCCTGGTTCTCGACGGACCCGGTGAAGAACGAGTCCTATCGCAAGAACGCCGTCAGCCACGAGATCCTGCACATCCTCGGCCTGGACCACCCGAACTACGACAAGGACGGGGACGGCGCGGTCGAGGCGTTCGAGTGCGTGACCACGTCCACCGGGACCCGGCCGCTCATGTGCTCGCCGAACGGCGGCTACTACAACAGCACGGACGCCGGGAAAGGCGTCCTGTCCTTCGAGGAACCCGGGCTCCGGCAGTTGATCGCCAACTGGCATCTCCGCAACGGCTGACGGGAGGCGACGATGGCCTTCCCGAGTGGCACCCCCGTCGTCACGCTGACCGGCACCCTGCCCTCCGCGGTCGCAGGCACCGGCTACGGCGGGCAAGTCGTCCTCACACCGTCCGCGATCCTCACCGACGAGACCCGGCACGCCGTCTACCCGGGCGGCGGGAAAGTCGACATCGTCGACGGCGCGTTCACGGTCCAACTCATCCCCAACGGTGCGGCCGGCATCGAGCCGGCGGGCTGGCGCTGGTACATCGACATCCAGCCCTCCCGCGGCCAGCGCACCGCGTTCTGGACGGACATCCACGGCACCAGCGGCGCGACCATCCACCTCGACAGCCTCGTCCCCGCGCAAGCCCCGGGCGGCGGCACGACCGGCCAGCCCGGCAAGAGCGCCTACGAAGTGGCCGTCGACGAAGGCTTCACCGGCACCGTCACCGAATGGCTGGCATCCATCGTCGGACCCGAAGGACCCCAAGGCGACACCGGGCCGGCCGGAGCCACCGGCACGCAAGGCCCCGTCGGTGCGACCGGCCCCAAGGGCGACAAGGGTGATCCTGGCGACCCGGCCACCAACCTCGTCACCTCCGTCAACGGCCAGCTGGGCACCGTCGTTCTCGACGCAGCCGACGTGGGCGCCGACCCCGCAGGTGCCGCAGCGGCCAAGGTTGAAGGCCCCGCCACCTCCACCGACAACGCGGTCGCCCGCTACGACGGCACGACCGGCAAAATCTTGCAGAACTCGACGGTCGTCATTGGCGACGACGGCTCCGTGACCATCACCGGCAACCTCACCGACGCGGGCGACTTCCTTGTCCGCAACTCGAACACGGCGCCGACGAAGGGCTACCGGTTCCGCACCTCCGGCGACGGCCTCGACACCGAATCCGGCGGACGCGACTGGTACTGGTCGACTTTCCCCAACGCCGACTTCTCCGGCACCCAGAACACGCTCATGCGGTGGGAAGCCGGGGCGGCGATCATCCACATGATGGCCGAGCTCCAGCTCAAAGCCGGGCCCTTCGGCGCCCGCGTCCACAGCTTCAACGGAGCGAACAACACGCTTGGCTTCTACGGAGCCGACCCCGTCGGCCGGCCTGTCGTGAACGGATCCCGCGGCGGCAACGCGGCCCTCGCCTCCCTCCTCGCCGCCCTCGACCAAGTCGGCCTCATCGACGACCAGACCACCGCCTAGGAGGCGCCATGCCCCGCACCGCCATCACCGCAACGCAGGCCTCCCGCGCCGGAACCGTCCTTCCCGCGGCCACCGCCGGGGACGCCGTGAACGGCAACTCCATAGCCAACGACGGCCGCGTCGTCCTCATCGTCCGCAACACCAACGGGGCGAGCACCGCGCGCACGATCACGTTCACCACGGCCAAGACCGTAGACGGGCTGACGTTCCCCGTCCGCTCCGAAACCATCCCCGCGGGTGAGACGCAGGTGTTCGGGCCGTTCCCGCCCACCGACTACGGCACCACGCTCGCCTTCAACGTCGACAACGCCGAGCTCACCGTCCAGGCCGTCCGCGTCTGACCCGCCTCAACCCGCAGAGGAACCCGCATGGACCAGGTCAGCGACAAGTTCAAGAAGAACCTCATGCAGCCTCGCGGCGCCATCATCGAGATCATCGAGAAGGGCGCCACCACCAGCGACGAGAGTCCGGGCAAGAGCATCATCGTCCCCAACGACGTCCGCATCAACGGACAGTCGCTCCTGGCCTCAGCAGACGATCCCGTCATCGTGCACGAGGTCACCACGCGCGCGGACGAGTGCGTGCGCGTCACGCTCACCCTGCTCGCCCGACGCGTCTCTATCCGCGCCGAGGATGATCCCGCCTAGAAAGGATCGTCACGACACGATCACAGTGGGCACGCAGTACGTGCCTTGCCCCTATGCTCCCCGGGTCAGCACGACCCAAAGGGGGCACCATGGCCAAGATCAAGACACGTCGCAAGATGGGATGGATCCTCATCGCCTTCCACTGGACGATGATCCTCATGACCGTCGGACTGTGGACACCCATCTACCTCGCCGCACGACGCAGGCGCGTCACCGTCACGCACGTGCCGAACGGATACGCCGGGCCTGTGCCGCCCATGCGGTAGCCCACGCCTTGAGTGGGAGGTGCACGATGCCCATGGCGCCTCCCTCCCGATGCTCCCTCCCTGACTGCTTCGAGATGGCCACCCATCGAGGGCGATGCGCGGAGCATCAGCCCGAGCCATGGCGAGGCAGGCCATCACCCCAAGAGCGCTACGGCATGAGCAGCGGAACCATGCGCGCGCTCAAAGCCCAGGTCGCCAGGCGAGACCACGGCTGCTGCTACGTCTGCGGAGGCGAGGACGCCGACGAGCTGGAGCACAAGATCCCAGTGAGTCAGGGCGGGGCTGCCCGAGACCTCGACAACCTCGGGCTCATTCACTCCGAGCCTTGCCATCGCGAGAAGAGCGAGCGCGAGGCGATCGAAGGCGCGCGACGCGCACGCGCACGAAAGCAAGATCAACGCGGATGATCAGGGCCGGGAGGGGAGTCAAAATCACGGCCCAAGATCTTTGGGGGACCGCCGCGGCCAGTCAGGATGGCGCACGCTCAACCTGGGGACCCCCCTTGTGACGGTGAGTGAGGGGGTGCCTGATGGCCTCTCCGAAGGGTCGCCCTGCCGGCCTGAAGCTGATCGAGGGCCGCTCGCCTGGTCGTGACTCCGGTGGTCGCAAGGTCACCGAGCCGCCGGCCTTCAAGCGTGTACCGCCGGAGCCGCCGGAGTGGCTGCCGGACGAAGCGCGTGCCGAGTGGGAGCGCGTGGTGCCGGAGCTTGCGCGGCTTGCCCTCTTGAAGCCTGTGGACCGCTCGGCGCTGACCGCGTATTGCCTGTGCTGGGATCGGTTGGTGCAAGCCCAGCGGCAGATACAGGAGGACGGGTCTGTCCTGGCGCGCAACAGTCAGGGGCAGGTGCGGCACCCAGCGGTGGCGGTGGTTGAGGCGGCGTCGAAGGAGCTGCGGGCGTGGGCGGGTGAATTCGGATTGACGCCGTCGGCCGAGGGCAGGGTGGGTCGGCAGGAGGCGGACGATGGGGACGAGGCGAACCCGTTCGCAGGTTCTGGCTGACCTGGGCATCAGCCCGGAGGTCGGCTGGTATATGAAGTCCCGCGGGATCCCGCTGCCGGACTGTCCGCCGAAGGTGCAGACGCCCAATCCGGGCGAGGCGCCGGGTGCGGTGTTCGATCCGGGCCGGGTTGACCGGGTGCTGAAGTCCTTTCATCTGCTGCGGCATACGCAGGGCAAGTGGGCTGGGAAGCCGCTGGATCCGGATCCGTGGCAGGTGGCGTACATCATCGCCCCGGTGTTCGGCTGGGTGCGCTGGGACGACGAGGCTGAGGGGTACGTGCGGATCGTCCGCAAGCTGTACGTGGACGTCCCGCGACGCAACGGCAAGACGACGCTCAGCGGCGGCATTGCGGTGTACTTGATGGCCGCAGACTCCGAGCCGGGCGCGCAGGTGTATGCGGCGGCCACGTCGGAGAAGCAGGCCCGCTACACGTTCGACCCGATCCGCACGATCGCGGAGCGGGCGCCGGCGTTGAAGGGCAACGTCAAGGCGTACACGAAGAAGATCACGCATCCGGCGTCGGGTTCGTACTTCACGGTGGTGTCGTCGGTCGCTGAGGCGATGCACGGGGCGAACGTGCACGGCGGCATCATCGACGAGCTACATGTACACAAAACACCCGATTTGGTCGAGACGATCGAGACGGGCACTGGCTCCAGGCGTCAGCCCCTCGTAGTGATCATCACGACGGCGGACGACGGCAAGCAGGAGTCCATCTACGACCGCAAGCGCCAGTACGTCGAGCAGCTGGCCCGCGGAGTTCTGCACGACCCGGACACCTACGGCGTCGTCTGGGGTGCGGACGATGAGGACGACCCCTATGCGGAGAGCACCTGGCGCAAGGCCAATCCCGGGTTCGGGGTGAGTCCGAGCGCCGCCTACCTGCGGGGCGCCGCGGCGGAGGCACAGCAGTCGCCTGCCGACCTGGCGAAGTTCCTGCGCCTGCACCTGGGGATCCGCACCAAGCAAAGCACCCGGTTCCTGACGATGCCCGCCTGGGACAACAACGCGGGCATGGTCGACGAGGAACTGCTGGCCGGCCGAGAGACGTGGGGTGGGCTCGACCTGGCCAGCACTTCCGACCTGTGCGCGCTGTGCTGGCTGTTCCCGAACGACGACGACGGCACCTTGGACGCCCTGTGGCGGTTCTGGACACCCGAGGACAACCTGAAGGCGCTGGACAAGCGGACGGCCGGTGCGGCGTCGAGGTGGGTGCGTGAGGGCTGGCTGACGGCAACACCGGGCAACGTGGCCGACTACGACTGGATCAGGGAGCAGATCCGCCGGGACCGCGACAAGTTCAAGGTCCGCAGCATCGGCTACGACCCTTGGAACGCCTCGCAGTTGACGAACGACCTGGTAAGCGAGCGGGCGCCGATGGTGAAGGTCCGGCAGGGCTTCGCGACGATGTCGCCGGTGCTGAAGGAGATTCAGCGGCTGGTGCTGCAGGGCACGCCGGAGCGGCCGGCGCTGCGGCATGGCGGGCATCCGGTGGTGCGCTGGTGCGTGGACAACCTGGCCGTGGCGATGGACCCGGCAGGCAATGTGAAGCCGGACAAGGCCAACTCGGGCGACAAGATCGACGGTGTGTCTGCGCTGGCCACGGCCATGGCGGAGATCGTCGCGCGGCCCCCGCGCCGGAAGTCCCGGTACGCGGACGAAGACGAGATCATGGTCGTGTAGCGGCCTGGCGGGGAGGTCGCAGATGTTCGCATGGCGTCGCACGGCGGTCCGTAAGCGGGTCGTGGTCAACCTGGCCGACAAGGCGTTCAGCGGAATCCTGTGGGCGAAGCGCGGGCCGCTGCTGGTGCTGCGGGATGTGGAACTCCTCGAGGCCGGACGCGCCCCCCAGCCGGTCGACGGCGAGGTCGTCATCGAGCGCGCCCGCATCGAGTTCACCCAGGTGCTCTCGGGTGGGGGTGGCTGATGGCGTTCGTGGTCAGCTCCGGGCAGCTCGCGACCACCGGCGCCGGCGTCACGCCGATGTTCTCGGCGGCCCCGATCGCAGCTGCGCCGTGGGAGTACGAGGCGATCTGGCGGGCTCAGCCGCAGGTCCGCACGGTGATCTCATTCCTGGCGAGGAACATCGCACAGGTCGGCATTCACACGTTCCGTCGGATCAGCGACACGGACCGGGAGCGGCTCAGGGATCACCCGCTGGCGCAACTGCTGGCGGAACCGCTGCCGCGGATGACGCAGTACCGGTTCATCGAGCGGATGGTGTCGGACTACGCCCTGTACGACGACTTCTACGGGATCAAGCTGCGGCTGAACGGGCGGCTTCAGATCCTGCCGGTGCCGCCGACGCTGATCCGCCCGGCCGAGGGGAACTGGATCGCCCCGAAGTACTACGAGACCGCGGGCGGCCGGGAGTTCGCGCCGGAGGAAGTCGTCCACATCCACGGCTACACGCCGGAAACCCTCACGCACGGCACATCGCCGATCGAGTCGCTGCGTGACCTGCTGCTGGAGTCGGCTGAGTCGGCGAAGCAACGGCAGGCGATGTGGAAGGGCGGCGCCCGGCACACGGGTGTTCTGGTGCGTCCGCCAGAGGCGCCCGAGTGGGGCCCGAAAGAGAGGGCCCGCTTCCGTGAGATGTGGCGGGCGTTCACGCAGGGCGGCGGCGGCGAGGGCGGCACGCCGATCCTCGAAGACGGCATGGATTACAAACCGGTCGGCTTCAACCCGGAGCAGGCCCAGTACATCGAGGGCCGCAAGCTCACCCGGGAGGAGTGCGCGGCCGCCTATTTCATCCCGCCGCCGCTGATCGGAATCCTCGACCACGCCACCTACTCCAACATCAAGGAGCAGCACAGCCACCTCTACCAGGACACCCTCGGCCCCTACATGGTCATGTTCGCGCAGGAGATCCAGGCGCAGATCCTGCCGGACCTGCCGGACAGCGAAGACGTGTACTGCGAGTTCAACATCGACGCGAAGATGCGCGGCTCCTTCGAGGAGCAGGCGGCTGCGGCGTCGACGGCGACTGGCCGGCCGTGGATGACGGTGAACGAGACCCGGGCCCGCAACAACCTGCCGGGGATCGATGGCGGCGACGACCTGATCGTGCCGCTGAACGTCACGCAGGGCGGCCTGGCATCCCCACGTGATACGGCACCGGAGCCTGATGCGGTCCCAAAAGCCTCGGCCCGGCAGGTCGCCACCAAGGCCGGGCAGCAGCAAGGGCAGCCCACGCCGGATGAGCTGCGGGAGGAGTTCGCGAAGGCGCTGCGCGACCTGACCGACGCCCAGATCGAGGCCCTGGTGGCGTCCGCGCCGGGCGGCCCCGACGCGGTGAGCAAGTGGTGGGCGGCCGGCCGGGCTACCCGCCTGGCGAAGTTCTCCAAGCTCATCGCCGACTTCATGACCCGGCTGGGCCTGCTCGCCGCACACAAGGTGCTGGACGAGTTCAATCCCGACCGGGACGGCTGGTCGGCGGACGTGATGGAGCCATGGCTGCTCACGGCAGCCCTCCACCACGCCGAGCTCCACGACGCGGCCGGCGAACAAGCCGCGGTCGCGGCCGTCGAGGAACCGCCCGAAGAGGGCGGGATAGCGGGAGCGCTGTTGCTGGCCGGCGGTCTATGGGCGCTTGCCGCCCTGACACGCAGCGAGACCGCCGCAACGGAGGCGCTTTCCTTCGGCGGCCACGATGCGGCCGAAGCGTCCGGGCTGGGATTCAAGGTGTGGCAGACCACCAGCGGCAACCCGCGCGCCCAGCATGCCGCCCTGGACGGAGAGAAGGTCCCGCTGGACGGGGTGTTCTCCAACGGCCTGCGCTGGCCCGGCGACAACACGGGCGACGCGGATGAGACGGCGAACTGCCGGTGTGAGCTGACGTTTTCTATATCGGAGTGACCATGCGGACTAAGAGCTGCCCGGTGCGGATCAAGGCCGCGGGCACCCACGAAGGCACCGACGAGGGCGTGTTCGAGGCCATCGTCGCCGCCTACAACCTCGACAGCGTCGGCGACAAGATCGCCCCCGGCGCGTTCGCCGAGACCCTCGCCGAGTGGAAGGGCCGCGGCGACCCGGTTCCGGTGCTGTGGTCGCACATGAGCCACGACCCGGACTACCACATCGGCGAAGTCCTGGAGGCCGAGGAGCGCCCGGAAGGTCTGTGGGTGAAGGCCCGCATCGACCTCGACGCCCCCAAGGCCGCCCAGGTGTACAAGCTGCTGAAGGGCCGCCGGGTCACCCAGTTCAGCTTCGCCTACGACATCGAAGAGGGCTCGTGGGTGGAGCAGAAGGACGGCCCCGGCTACTACGAGCTGCGCAAGCTCAAGCTGTACGAGGTCGGGCCGACGCTGATCGGTGCCAACCAGGCCACCGAGCTGATCGACGTGAAAAGCGCGGCGGCCGCCGACATGCTTCCTGACCTGACAAAGGTGCAGGAGACGCTCGAGACGCTGAAGGCCGGCAGGACGCTGTCGGCGCAGAACGAGCAGCGGGTGCGCGACATCGCGCGCCTGGCCAAGGAGCTGCTGGACTCCCTCCCCTCCAGCGACGACACGCAGGACGCCGAGAAGGCCACGCCTGCCCCGCCCGCTGCCGCCTCGCCCCAGGAAGCCCCTGAGGCCAAGGCGGACCAGCCCGCCGGGCCGAGCCCCGCCTCGCTCCGTCTGCACGCCGACCTTGCCGCCCTTGAGGCGGAGGTCTCCACGCTTACGGACTGAGGAGAGCCGTGAACAAGATCGAGGAGCTGAAGGACCAGCTCAAGCACCACCTGATGCAGGCCCAGACGATCGCGGCGAAGGCCGACGACGAGGGCCGCGACTTCACCGACGACGAGCGCACCCAGGTCAAGCAGCACATGGACCAGGCGCAGGAGGCCAAGGCCGGCCTGGAGAAGGCCAGGGCGTCCGCCACCATGCGCCAGGCCCTCGCCGACCTCGGCGACGAGATCCAGGTGGAGGAGAAGTCGGGCGGCGAGCGTCGCACCCCCTCCGGCCTGGTCATCCCCGACAGCAAGGCGTCGCTGGGCGAGTCGTTCGTCAAGTCCGCCGAGTACCAGGGCCTCATGGCGTCCGCACCGAACGGCGTGTTCGGCAAGGACCACCGCGTGCAGTCCCGGCCGGTCGGCTACAAGGCCCTCGTCACCGGCGGCTCCGACACCTCCGGCGGCGCGTTCGTCACCAACCAGATGATGGGTCTGCAGGTCGGGCAGCTGGCGTTCCAGCGGCCGCTGCGCCTGCGGGACGTGGTCACCAACCTGACGACCACGTCGGACACCATCGAGTACGTGCGGATGACGTCGCAGACGAACAACGCCGCCCCGGTGGCGGAGTCGACGGCGACCGCCGACCCGGGCACGATGAACGCCGCGAACGGCGTCAAGCCGGAGTCCGCGCTGGCGTGGGCGAAGGTCACGACCCCTGTGCGGACGATCGCGCACTGGATCCCGCTGACCAAGCGGGCCCTGTCGGACGCCGCCCAGGTCCGCTCCATCATCGACGCCTTCCTCCGCTACGGCCTGGAGGAGGAGCTCGAGGACCAGATGGTGTCCGGCGACGGCACCGGCGAGAACCTCGAGGGCCTCTCCAACGTGTCCGGCGTGCAGGCGCAGGCGTGGGACACCAACCTGCTGACCACGACCCGCAAGGCCCGCACGAAGGTGCGTCTCGTCGGCCGCTCGACCCCGAACGCCTACCTGTTCAACCCGTCCGACCTGGAGGCCATCGACCTCCTGCAGGACAACGAGGCAAGGTTCTACTTCGGCGGTCCCTCCGGGCTGGGCACCGCGGGCACCCTGTGGGGGCTGCCGGTCATCGAGACGGAGGCCGTCCCGGCGGGCACCGGCTACGTCGGCGACTTCCGCAAGGCCGTGCTGTGGGACCGCGAGCAGGCGTCCATCACCATCTCGGACAGCCACGCCAACTTCTTCATCCGCAACATGGTCGCGATCCTCGCCGAGATGCGGGCCGCGTTCGGCGTCATCCAGCCCAACGCGTTCGTCGAGATCGACCTGACCGCCTGATCGGAGGCCACACCATGGCATACCTGAATCCGGCTGCCGGGGCGACCCGCGAAGGCAAGCAGGCCGCCGCCGTCACGCCGCTGACCAACGCCAACGGAACGGCGGACAACACGATCGCCGACGTCGGCGCGTCCTTCAACCAGGCGACGCTGAACAACAACTTCCGCGACCTGTCCGACAAGGTCAACGCCATCATCACGGCTCTGAAGAACGCCGGGCTGATGGCCTGATGCTGGTCAACTCACGGACTGTCCGGGGCCGCTGCCCGATGTGCGGCGCCGCTCACGCCGCCTGCGGCGCGGCCTCGGACACCACTCCCGTCGACGAACGAATGGAGGTGGCCGCCGTGGGCGGACCGCTGAAGAAGTACGAGGTCACCACGCCTTCCGGCGTGAAGACCACCATGAAGCTCAACGAGGACGACGCTCGTCGTCTGGGCGTGCTCGACGAGGCGTCCAAGACGAGCACCGAGGAGTCTGCGCCGGAGCCGGCGGCAAAGAGGCGGGCCGCCAGCAACAAGAGCCGTACCGCGGCCACGAAGGATGGCGGTGCGGGCGGTGGCGACGACTGACTTCCTCGCAGACCCGGAAGACCTGGCGGTCTGGCTGGGCGTCCCCGCCAGCGACCCCAAGCTGCGTCAGGCCCTGGGTGCGGCGTCAAGCCGCTTCCGGGGGGCGGTCCGCCACCACGTGTCCTTCGTGGCAGACGAGACGACCGTCCTGGACGGCAACGGCAAGACGTCGCTGCTGCTCCCCGCTGCCCCGGTCACGTCTGTGACCTCGGTCAAGCTGGACGGCGTGGCACTGACGGAGAACACCGACTTCTCTTGGTCGGCAGACGGCTATCTGCGTCGCCTGGGAGCGTGCTGGCCGGACCGTCTGCGATGTGTCGAAATCGTTTGGAGCCACGGCTATGAGACGACCCCTGAGGACATTGCCGAGGTCGTTGTCGATCAGGCGCGCGCGCAGTACGCAGTCCGCCCCGGCCTTACGTCGATGACCGTGGGCGGTCAGTCCGTGGCGTTTGGGGCGCAGGCGTCCATCGGCGTCACCGAGCAGTGGAAGACGGCCGTCGAAAAGTACGGCCTCAACGACGGGGACGAGCCGTGAGCCTGATGTTCTACCAGTCCTTCGTCCGTGTCCGGGCCCCCATCGCTGAGGACCGGTATCAGAACAAGAAGCGGGACTGGGACAACGCCTCACGCGCCACGGTATCCGGCGTGAACATCCAGCCGGCCGGTACACCGGTGCGGTCGGAGGAGGAAACCGACGACCGGCAGACCACGGTCACCACCTGGGTCCTGCAGACCCCGGAGGGCGTCAACCTGGATCTGCTGGAAACGGACCGGATCGAGTTCGACGGCATGACCCTCGAGGTCGACGGCAAGGTCGGACGCTGGCCCGACCCGTTCGGCCCGGGCGTGCACCACGTCGAGGCCAGGCTGAAGGAGGTCGACTAGTGGCCCGCGCCCGCATCGTCTTCGACCGCCGCGTCTACCGTCGGATCGCTTCCAGTCCGGAGATGGCTTCCTACCTGCTGGCGCTCGCCAACCAGGGCAAGGCCATCGCTACCGCGCTGGCGCCGGTCTACACGGGCCCGACGTGGGGCACGGCGGTCCGCTCGCAGGACTACAAGCGGTCGCTGGACGCGAAGCTGGTCCGGAACAACTTCGGCTGGCGCAGCGAGATCGCCGCGAATGTGGCCTACGCGGTGCAGGTCGAGTTCGGCACCGGCCGGCCCTACACGACGCAGGAGCGGCCTCAGGAGGGCTGGTCTCCGAAGTGGCGTGTCCTGGGCCGCACCCTGGAAGCGATGAGGAGCGTGTAATGCCCCGGATCAAGCTGTCTACCTGGTACGGCGACAAGGCCCCCGGCGACGAGATCGACGTCGACGATGCGAAGCTCAAGGCCCTGAAGCGTGACGGCCGCGTCGCCGAAGTCCTCGACCCCGGCGCCGGGGGCGTGGCGCAGCCCGAACCGGCCGTCGCGGTCAGCGAGACCGGCACGCCGGAGGCTGTCGAGGCCGCGCCGCCCGAGACGGGCCGCAAGCGGCGATGAATCTGCCCGTCGCGCCGATGCCGGACGTCGAGATGGTCGCGATCGACCTCCTCGCGGAGGTGCTCGACGACGCCGTCACGGTCGGCAGCGAGTGGCCGGAAGACCTCGCGCAGCATCTGCCCGTCGTGGCCGTCACCCTCGGCCCGGGCGGCGGCTCCGCCATCAAGGCCGTCACGGCAGACCGCGGCCTCGACATCGACGTCCTCGCCTCCAGCAAGGCCGAGGCGCGCGACCTGGCCGCTCTCGTGTCCGCGCACCTGCTGGCCGCCCAGGGCACGGTCCGCCCGGGCGCCCGCATCTACGGCGTCGAGGAGACCAGCCTCATCTGGCTGCCCGACCCGGTCACGAACATTCCCCGCTACGTGCTCGTGATGAGCATGGTGGTCCGCCCCGCGTAGCAGCATCCAACCCGCAGCCCTCTGTCCTTTTCACCCGTCGGCGTGTGGCCGTGCGGGTCCTCGCTATGCCTGGAGGCATCCCGTGGCGAACGACGCCGATAACGTGCGAGTGGGCCTCAACGGCTCCGTGTACATCGCCCCGAAGGGAACGACCGCCCCGACCGATCTGGACACCGCCTGGGGGGCGGGCTGGGTCGACCTCGGCTACCTGTCCGACGACGGCGTGGAGATGTCCTACTCGACGGAGACCGAGGACATCAACGCCTGGCAGTCCCTGTCCCCGGTGCGGAAGGTCCTGACGGGTGTCGACATGACGCTCGCGTTCACCGCGATCGAGCTCAAGACCAGCACGGTCACCCTGTACTTCCCGAGCGCGACGATGACGAACGTCTCCGGCACCGTCCACAAGCTCAGCATCCCCGCCGCGCCGGACCCGGACGAGCGGGCGATCGGCCTGGAGTGGATCGACGGCGACATCAAGAACCGCCTGATCATCGCCCGCGGCGAGGTCACCGACCGGGAGGCCATCACCCTGGCCCGCTCGGGCGCGGTCGGTCTCGGCATGACCGTCTCCGCCTACGCGGACACCGCGCCGGAGATCGCGGTGTGGCTGTCCAACGACCCGGCTTGGTCCGCGGCGTAACCATCTCCCGGCAGGCGTGCCATGCGGGTCGCGCCTGCCGGGCCCCAACCCGCTACACCCGCGAGGAGCACAGCATGCCCAGCAAGACCGTCGGCACGGAGGTCGTCGACCTCAACGCGCTCGCCCAGCAGCGCCGCGACGCCCTGCCGAAGCCGACCACGTTCAACCTGTTCGACGTCGAGTTCACCCTGCCTCCGATCAAGAGCCTGCCGTTCGAGCTGCAGGAGCGCGTCGGCGACCTCGACAACACCGTCGAGGTCCTCAAGGACCTCCTCGGCCACGAGAAGGTGCGCGAGATGTACGCGGCCGGCTTCACGTTCGGCGACCTGGAGCTCATCGCGCAGGAGTGGCAGAAGCGCTCCGGGGCTGAGCCGGGGGAATCGCCGGCCTCCGCCGCTTCCTGACGGAGTACGGGGAGGCCGTCGAGTGGGACATGGCCCGCTACTGGCCGGGCCGGTCCCTGCTGGAGCTGTACCGGGGGGAGATGTCGTGGCGTGAGCTGCGCGTGTTCCTCAAGTACCTGCCGACCGATTCGGCGACGGCGCGGGCGGTGCGCGGGTCCACGCCGGAGGAGGACGCCTGGACGCTGCAGATGCAACTGTTGGCGACGATCGCTGACGCGGTCAGGGAGAACACCTTCGCCACGGTGAAGCTCGGCGGCGACCCGAAGAAGACGGGCCGGCTGAAGCCGCCGAAGCCGATTCCGCGGCCGGGCGTAGAGGAGCCCGCCAAGAAGAGCAACGTGATCCGTTTCGGTGGCCGTCACGGCTCCGGAGCGAAGCAGTTGGCGCAGGTCTTCGGGAGGCCCGCCGCGAACCAGTGACGGGGGTGTCGCGGTGGCCGGTGCTGGTGGCGTCCTCGTAGGACGCGGATACGTCTCCATTCGACCGGAGTTCGAGGGGGACTGGTCCCGCTCCGTCAACGCGCGCGCCTCGAGCGCGGGCCGGTCCGGGGCGGGTGCCTTCTCGAAGGCGTTCAGCGCGGGCTTGAAGGGGATCGGTGGCCTGGCCGCTGTGGCGGTCGGCGCGAATCTGTCGTCCGCCGCAGCCGCCGCCGCGGTACTCGCCCCTGCTCTGGCCACGGCTGGGGCTGCGGCGGGCGCCCTCAAGTTGGGCCTGACCGGTGTTGGTGAAGCGTTCAAGGCGGCTTTCGCGGACACCTCGGCGGACGCGGGCGCCGCCGCGTCGGCGACGAAGGCTGTCGAGTCG